GAAATTACACCAGAATCTTTCAAAAAGGATTTGAATTTGTTGGTCGAAAATGATATTATACAAGGTAAAGAATTTATAGATTTGGGTAAGGCAAAAGAATCTTTGGGAGAAATCTCAAAACATTTGGATAACTTACTAAACTCCTAATATTTATATCAAAATACATAGGATGACCTTCGGACAAATCAAATCAATCATTGAGAATAATCTGCTCGAATCTTACAAAAAAGAGTCAGATTTCAAAAAAAACCTAAGAGAATTCAAACATAATGTCTTGAATGATAAATCTTTTTCTAAGGTTTATGCTATCTATGACCAATTGAGTTCTCCACAAGGATTATCAGAATCTGAAGCAAAAGATTTTTTAGAAGAAGGAGTAAATTTATTGAATAGAATTCTTCCTTCAATAAAGTTACCAAAATCCACAAATCAATCGATAAAAAATTCATACTCAGACATTGACACATTGGTTTATACAAAAACTTTTTATCTTAGTGAAAGATTACAAGCCAAGAAAAATATCATTTCTATTTTGACAAAATCGAAAGAAAATTTAAAAGAGAGTATCAATATTCCTGTGTCTTCGATGGTCAAAATTGCAAATCAAACTTTGGAAAATTATATTTCTGAAATGGATGTTGAATCCAAAAAATTGTTTATTGACCTTTTGAAAACCGATTCCAAAAAACTTCAAGAAAACTTTTCGGAGTTGAAAAGTAAAACATTGGATAAGTTAAATGAAATTTTGAATCGTGAAGAAGAGAAAGAAGTTGTTGAAAAGTTGAATGAAACTATAGAAAAACTGAAAACTGAAGAATTCAATCAAATCAACTATGTGAAGTTATTGAATTTAGAAAAAAGTTTATAACTACTGATTTTTTCTTTGTTTGTAAATTGCTTTAAGAATTTTGGTACGTTTTTTTACAGATTGTTTTGTATATTCCTTTCTTTCCAACAAAATTTGATTCTGTTTGGTTTTTATAACTTTGGACTTTAAAGTTTTCAGAGCCTTCTCCAAGTTATCTGAATTTTTTACTTCTATTATTAACATACAAACAATAAATACTGATTTTTATTAATTTTTTGACATTGAGAATATTATGGGTTATTTTTTGTAAAATAAACAAACCTAATATGAAACTTAATGAAAAAAGGAAAAAGTGTAAAGTTGAATTTATTCAACCCCATAAAATCAGTCTATGGAACAGTTGATTCAAGGAATTTGAAATCTGTATATATAAACATACAATCTTGGGTATCTCCCAAATCAGATTATGATAACTGGAATAGAATAGTCTGTAATTTGAATAGAGAAATTAAACATTCAGTATTCAATTCATTATCTCAAACAATTTTTACAGAAAAAAGTATTGTTGATTTGGATTTGAGAACAAGCGGAATTGCAAAGGGAAAAAAATCCTTTTTTAATTTAGAAGTTAATGTTTTTTTGGAAAACGAATTAGACTTCAAATCTATAGTCCTAAAAGATTCGGTAAAAAAAATTGTCAAAAATATTTTCGTGAATAATTTATCCAATAACAACTATTTTGATTTTTACAAGACAAAAAAATAACTCTTGTAATTGTTATATTTATTTCTAAAGAGAATTATGAAAAAATTGAAAATTCTTGAAGCGAGTGAAATAGGACACGGAATTTTAGTGGAAATGGATGCGGGGTATATTTCACCCAAAGATGAGAAAAATGCAAAAATATTACAAGAGGCAAAAAATTTAGATTATAGGAATCCGTTCGAATTTTATGCTGTACTTCAGAAGTTCAATACTCCAAATAGGAACGGAAGGTTTTATCCCGAACCAATACTGAAAAGAGAAGCCGAAAGGTATAAAAACACTATTTCTAAAGGCTTATCGACATCTGAATTAAATCACCCCGAATCTTCATTGATTGATTTGGACCGAGTATCACACTTAATTACTGACATTTGGTGGGATAAAAACATACTTATGGGTAAATTAAAACTCTTAACAACACCAGGTTTTCACGAAAGAGGTATCGTATCAAGTAAGGGAGATGTTGCTGCTAATTTAATGAGACAAGGTGTAACCTTAGGAATTTCTTCGAGAGGGGTTGGTTCTCTGAAAAAAGTTGGTGAAAGAAATGAAGTTCAAGATGATTTTGAATTAATTTGTTTTGACCTTGTATCATCACCCTCCACACCAGGTGCATATCTCTTTAATGATGTGAATGAAAGAGATAAGTATGAAGAAAACTTGGAGGAAGAGAAAAAGATGAAAGACTCTGATAAAGGTATTGACAAATCTATTGATTTAATGAAAAAACTTACCGACTTTTTAGGAAAATAATTATATGGACGAGAAATATTTTATCGCAAAAATTCAGTATGAACTTCCTGATGACAACACAGGAAAAATAAAAAAAATTAGAGAAGAAAAACTTGTTAGAGGTTTTTCTGTGACTGACGTTGAAGCAAAAGTTACAAAAAGATACGAATCTTTTTCTTATGAATGGAGAATAACGTCCGTGTCCGAAAGTAAAATTGATGAAGTAATCGAAAAGTAAAAGAGTGGTTTTCCACTCTTTTTTTTTTGGGACGATATTTATAGAAAAAAATACAATGGCAGAATTAGTATATCTAAATGGTACTTTATACAATGTTGATACGGCACAATATCAATATGTTGTTTTTTACACTACGGATTGGTCAAGACCTCAAATGTGGGCAATTGATAATGGATTACAACTCAGAGGATTAAACTTAATTACTTCAACGATGGATATCAAAGCAGCTTACGCATCGACGAGTTATCGTTTGAATTTCAAAGATAAGTTAGCTAACGTGACCGAAAATTATTATGTTTTTTCAGACGATTTCAAGCAAGTTCAACTTTTAGTGGACCAACAAGCACAGAAGGGTTACATTTTGAATACTTTGACAAGACTTGACCAAACGTTTGTGGATTTAACAAGATAGTAAAATTTACCGATAATATTGGTAAAAATTAAATTTTTCTCAATTCGACACTATTTATAGTTTAAATAAATTATAAAAATTTTTATGCAAGATAATAAAAATTTAGTACAAGAGGCGTTGATTCAAATGAAAAATGTTGAAGAAGCTATCGCCGAAAACGCAAAAGGAATACTTGCTTCTACTATGAAGGAAGAAATCAATCAATTAGTAAAAGAATCTCTTTCTGAACAAGACGAGGTTGATTTAGATGTTGACATGACAACAGATGATGATGTCATGGATACTGATAATGAAGACGAAGTCGAAATGGACGTTGAACTTCCTGACATGGACTCAGACGAAGAACCCATTGACTTGACTGATGCTTCTGATGAGGAAATTTTAAAAGTTTTCAAAGCTATGGGTGAAAATGACGGAATTATCGTAACAAAAGATGGTGAAGACATTCACCTCAAAGACAACGGTTCAGATAACGAATATCTGATTAAGTTGCAAGAGCAAGAAGAAGTAGAAGAAAAAGAAATGGACGAACAAGAAGAAGAAATGGACGAACAGGAAGAAGAGATGGACGAACAATCAGACATCGACGCTATCATCGACCAACTTTTCTCTAAAGATGCTACAGGTGATACTGAAGTTGATATGGAAATGGATACTGAAGATGAAATGTCTCCAGTTGAAGATGAAGAAACAATGGATGTTGAAGATGTGGTTTATGAAATCGAATTCTCTGAAGGAGATGAAGATGAATTAGACGAAGAGGAAGAAGAAATGGACGAAGAAGAGGAGATGGATGAGCAGGAAGAAGAGATGGACGAACAAGAAGAAGAAATGGACGAACAAGATGAAGACGAAGATGAGGAAGAAATGGATGACGAGGAAGCAGAAATGGATGAAGAATATTCTGATTCTATGGATGAATCCTACAATCCTAAAAAAGCAAAAAAACCAGTCGGAGTTGGAATTGGAAGCGGACCAAAATTTTCATACAAAAAAACTTCAGGTGGATTCAACGAAAAGAAAAAACAAGGACCTAAATCAGTAGGTACTGGCAAAGCTAAGTTTGAATATAAAAAAGGTGAAAATATGGAAGGAAAAGCTAAAAAAGTGGAAACTAAAGAAGCTTGGGGTTCCAAAAAACACGAATTCAAACGTAAAAAGGTTGATGGCGTAGAAAAGAAGGCTGGTGATGTTAAAGGTCACTACAAAGACTACGAGAAAAAAGAAACCAAAGAAGCTGCTAGGTCATACGCTTTTGGTTCTAAAGAAGGTAGAGGTCTCAGAAAAGGCGTTACTAACAATAGAAACTATGTGTATGGTAAAAACGGAGTTAAGGTTGAATCACTGGAGTCAGAAGTAAGTATGTTGAGAGAAAAAAATGAAGAGTACAGAAAAGCTTTGAATATTTTCAGAGATAAATTGAATGAAGTTGCAATCTTCAATTCCAATTTAGCTTACGCTACAAGACTCTTCACTGAGCACTCAACAACTAAAAAAGAAAAAATCAACATTTTGAGAAGATTCGACGGAGTTGAAACTTTGAAAGAATCTAAAAATCTTTACAAAGCAATCAAAGATGAATTATCAAGTGTTGATACTAAACCAATCACAGAATCAGTTGAAAACAAATTAAATAATACAGTTTCTTCAGGTTCTGCGGTTAATCTTATCGAATCAAAAACTTATGAAAATCCTCAGTTCTTAAGAATGAAAGATTTAATGAGTAAAATAAGATAATAAATAAACAAAAACTAAAATACTCAAAAAAATGGGAGCATTATTAGAATCAGGTCTTGTTGGTAACATCGGTCTTAAGCACCTTAAAGTTATCAAAGAAGACACAATCAGCAAATGGGACAAATTAGGATTCTTAGAGGGTCTTAAAGGTCACATGAGAGAGAACGTAGCTCAACTTTATGAAAACCAAGCGTCATACCTTATCAACGAAGCTTCAACAACTTCTGATACAGGTGCTTTTGAAACTGTGGTTTTCCCTATCGTTAGAAGAGTTTTCTCAAAATTATTAGCAAACGATATCGTTTCTGTACAAGCAATGAACTTACCAATCGGTAAATTGTTTTACTTTGTACCTAACATCCAAAATTACGAAGTTGGTGGATTACCAAATTCGGATTCAGGAATTCACTTCCCTCCTTATGGGGCACCAGGTGGTCCAGCAAATCCGAATGTTGGATACAATTACAACACTGGTAGAACTTTGTATGACAAATTCTATGAGGGTGAAGAACCAGCATTAGACCCACCAGGTCTTTTCGATTATTCTAAGGGAGAATTCTCAGCTGTTACAGCTTCTTGTGTAACTGCAGCTTGGAATAACGTAACGTTGAATTTGGACACAACTGCTTACAATCTTACAAACTTCCCTAACAGTAATTTGAACTTCAGAAAAGTTCTTTTAATCATGTCAGGATTTGCTACAGATGGGGCAGGTAAGTTAATTGGTCCTGATGGTCAACCTATGGATAACGAATCATTCCTTTCGGATTTGACAATTTATCCAACAACTGCAACTACAGCTAATTTAAACGGAAATGCTACAGGTCCATTACTTTTCAGAGTTGTAACTCAGAGATATGGTAAGGGAATTGTACAGTATGGTAATAATAACGCAACGGCTGCTTGGCCTTCATCTAAAACAGGTGGTGGTCAGTACGATGACCTTTGTACTCCAAACGGTGAAATCTACTTAGAAGTTGATTTACAAGTTCCAACTTGTATCAACTGTCAAGGTTCTATCGATGGTTACACAGGACAAACATTCTCATCTACAACAGCAACTAACAACGCGTTTATTCCTGTTTATAGAATCTACAAGAACCTCGAGTTCGAAGATAGAATCGGTGAGGTTTCATTTGACCTTATGTCAGTAACAGTTTCTGTAACTGAAAGAAAATTAAGAGCACAATGGTCACCAGAGATGGCACAAGACGTTGCAGCTTTCCACAACATCGACGCTGAGGCTGAATTAACAGCTTTATTGTCTGAGCAAGTTGCGGCTGAAATCGATAGAGAAATCTTGAGAGACCTCAGAAA